GTTAAAAGACCAAACTGGCATAAAAAATACTTGAAAGGTACTAAGGCTGAAAAAATACTTACAGAAGAAGAAGTGCAAGCCAAACGACTACAGGAAGTGGCAGAATTATATGGTGGTAGAGAAAGTGATGCATACAGATTTGCGGCAATCGACGTAAATGGTGATAATGTGTTAAATCCAAATGAAAGAAAAGATGCAGGACTATCTTACGAACAAGCGGCAAAGCTACAAAAAGCATGGAAGTCTAGAACGCCAGTTGTAGAGAAAACACCAGCACAGAAAGCTCCAAACAAAAATGCTGTAGCAGGCGTTGACGGATCATATGCATCATCTGATGACGGATTTGGTAAAGTACCGCCAGTATCAAATCAAGGTTATGATGATGCCATACTGCGAGCAAATAGATTAAAACAATATTCTAGTGCAACTATAAATAACGCCGCAACAAAAGCGGCCGCGGCAGGTGTTGATAAAACAGTAGATACAATTGGCGGAGTTAATACAGACTTATCTTCAAACTGGACACCACCTAGTCAAAGAGGAGTTCAATAAAGAATCATGGAAGAACAACTACCGTCAGTAAATATAGAAAAAAGATCAAGTGGTGCAGGCTCTACACAACTACCTCCTGGTCCTTACGTAGCAAAAGTTATAAACCACTTAGACACTAAAAGACAAGGAACATTACGTGTACAACTAATTTCAAATGTAGTATCAAGTAATGATAAAGGTGAATCTGGACAACTATTTACTGCAAGATATTGCATGCCTTTTTATGGTGTAACAAATGTTGAAAGTAATACTAAAAATAATGATTATTATAACACACAACAAAGTTATGGTTTTTGGGCAGTACCGCCTGATCCAGGCACAAAAGTTCTTGTAATTTTTGCAGAGGGCAGAAGTAATCAGTGTTATTGGATTGGTTGTATTCAAGACGAGTATATGAACTTTATGGTGCCAGGAGGATATCCAGCAGATAAGGCAAGTAATATTGTACAAGAAGGTATACTTGCAGATCAAAAAAATAAAAGTTTACCAACAGGTGAATATAACAAAGCAATTTTTAATGATGATACACGTAGGGGAAACAGTCCTGACAAATTTCCTCGACCATTGAATCCTATGATGTCATTAACATTAGCAAAGCAAGGGTTAGATGAAGATATAGTTAGAGGACTTACAACAACAAGTTCTAGAAGAGATATTCCTAATACTGTATACGGTTGGAACACACCAGGCCCATTAGATAAACGTAACGGCGCACCTAAAGGAAAATATGGCGAAGCAGATAAACAAATAGATCAGTTTAGAAGTAGACTAGGTGGCTCTGCTTTTACAATGGACGATGGAGACCCTACTATATTGAGAATGGGCATTGCAAAAGAAAATCCTGCTACATACTATGATATAGAAAACGAACCTAAAAATGTAAGCAAAGCTGATCCTACATTACCTTTTAATGAACACATTAGATTGCGTAGTAGAACAGGACACCAAATTCTTTTACATAATACAGAAGATTTAATTTACATAGGAAATGCTAATGGTACAGCATGGATAGAATTAACATCAAATGGTAAGATAGATGTTTATGCATCAGATAGTATTAACTTAAGAACAGAAACTGATTTCAATCTTAAAGCAGACAGAGATATTAACATTGAATCAGGTAAAGATATAAACTTCACAGCTGGTAGAAATTATAGATTAATGGTCAATAATGACAGAGATGTAAAAACAAATAAAAATGAAACCACATTTGTAGGAAAAACTAAAAACGAATGGACGGGTGATAATCATTTAGTTGCAGTAGGAAGTGATCAAGACATACAAATTAGAGGATCGCATAGATCTACTATCAGTGGTGATTACAGCCTTCAAGTAGCAGGAGATGGTAAAGTAGCAATTAATGGAGAGTATGGTAGCAAAGTTGCAGGCAACTATAGACAAACAGTAGTCGGTGCATTTAATCTTGCTACAACTGGTGATAATAAATTGACCAGTGGAGCAAACACCCAAATACTAAGCACAGGAAACCATAAAGAAACAGCGGCACAGATTCATATGAATAGTGCGGGACAAGTCGCAGTTGGTGCTGATAGTATTAGTGACACATTTACTGAACCTGTAACAAATGATGCAGATGATAAAACACTAGGACCAACAGGATCGGATATCAATGTGCCAGTTACAGCAGATGCATTAAGGGCAAGCGTAGCAGTTGAAGCATTAAGACCTAGACGTATTCCAAGACACGAACCTTGGGATGGACACGAAAATATTAATCCTGGAGGACATACACCTAGTGCAACAGCAAGTATACTTGCACCGTCTCCGGAAGTTAGAGTTCAACAACCACAGATTGATAAAGATAGCGATATACCTGATTACTCAGAAACATCAGGTATCTATAATGCACAAGATCCTTTTATTACAAACGCTGACGGACAACGTGTAAGAGAAGAGTTTGATATTGATAAAGTTTCTACAAAAAATACAGATAACAAGGCTGGTACACAGCCTTCAGATCCTGTGCCAGTAAGTGATATGAAACGTTATTTCCTTAGCGAACTTATTAAAGGAATTGGACTTGATCCTGTTTTATGGAAAACGCAAAATGCTCATGCAGTTGCAATGGCATGTGCTCAAATACAAAAAGAATGTAACTTCGAACCAAGATCAGAAAACATGAACTATAGAGTATCAACACTACAGCGTGTTTGGCCAAATAGATTTGGAGGAAATGCAGGAAGAAGAAAAGCAGAAGCATTAGTTGCTGGCGGGCCACCTGCTATTGCAAATTCAGTGTACGGAAATAGAATGGGCAATGGCGGACCAGAAACTGGAGATGGATTTAGATATAGAGGAAGAGGATTAATCCAAATTACAGGAACAAACAACTATAAAAAATATGGTAAACTTGCAGGAGTTGACATTTACAATAATGCAGATCTTGCAAACGATCCTGAAACTGCAACAAAATTAGCAGTGCAATATTTAAAGAGCAAAAGTATTACATGGACAAGTAATAATTTTAGTTCACTAGGTTCAGAATTTAAAAGAGCTGTTGGATATGCAGACAGTGGCGGAAGTAATACATCAGAGCGTATTGGATTAGGAAAAGGTTTCTACCAACAAATAATAAATGATGAATTGACTCCGTTGGCAAGTTTAACAAAAACAACACCTATAGATAAAGGTGCAGGAACATCGCAGGTACAATAATGCCTTTAATAGCTAGAACAAAAGGATCAGGAGACATAGTTGATACAGTACACGCTATTTGTGTAGAGCCCGGAGATATATTAACAGAAACAGGAAGTGCTGACGTATTTGTAGTTGGACACGGCATACATAGGAAAGACGATCTAAACGAACCACATACACATTGTCCTCCTGTGTTTTCAACAAAAATAGTAACACATAGTCCAGATGTATTTGCAAATGATAAAGAAGTAGCAAGAGTTGGAGATACTTATGAATGCACAGCTGAAGTTAAAAGCACAACACAAACCACGGTATTCGCAAACGAATAAATATTAATATGGCAAACGATTTATATAAAACAATTACAGTTAAGTCACAAAAACTACCAAGTCCTCCTGTAAAACAAAAAGCATACAGAGGATTTAGTACAGTTAATGCTGAAAATAGTTCTTTCCAGCAGTATGATATCGCCCTAATTAAACAAAACCTATTAAATCATTTAAACATTAGACAAGGTGAAAAATTATCAGATCCAACGTTTGGTTGTATCATATGGGATGCCTTGTTTGAGCCTTTGACCACAGAGCTTAAAGATGCTATTACAACAAATGTAACAAATATTGTAAATTATGACCCTAGAACTAGAGCAACAGGGGTACAAGTTTCCGAATATGAAAGTGGTCTGCAGATTGAATGTACTTTATTTTATCTTGATTACAATATAAGTGAAAGTATGAAAGTACAATTTGATAAAAATGTTGGATTAGTGTGACACAATTAACTACTAGTATTATCATATATAATAAATACACAGTAGAGCATAATGAAGGATAATAGATGTCATCAACCGACAGACAAAATAGACTGCTACTAGCAGAAGATTGGACAAAAGTATATCAGAGCTACCGTAATGCGGAGTTCCGTAGTTATGATTTTGACACGCTTAGACGTGCAATGATTAACTATCTAAGACAAAACTATCCAGAAGACTTTAACGATTATATTGATACATCAGAGTATCTTGCATTAATTGATATGATTGCTTTTTTAGGGCAAAATATCAGTTATAGAGTAGACCTTAATGCTCGTGAAAATTTCTTAGAACTTGCAGAGCGTAGAGAATCAGTACTACGACTAGCTCGTATGCTTTCATACAATCCAAAACGTAATCAAGCGGCAAACGGATTGTTAAAATTTGAGACAGTTAGCACTACAGAAGAGCTAGTTGATAGTAACGGTACTAATTTATCAGGGCAAACTGTAATTTGGAACGATCCTAGTAATGCAAATTGGGCAGAACAATTTAGAAGAGTTTTAAATGCGGCATTGCCACAAAACAATTCTATTGGTAAACCTTCTAGAAGTAAAGTTATTAACGGTGTGCTTACACAACAATATAGAATTAACGGTGGCGGCACAGATGTTCCAATTTTTGGATTCAATAAAAACGTAAACGGTTTATCTTCACAGTTTGAAATTGTGTCAACAGGTATAGACACTATAATGAATAAAGTAATTGAAGAAAATCCTGTACCAGGAACTAGCCTAGCATTTTTATTTAGAGAAGACGGAAGAGGTTCAGGAAGTTCTAACACAGGTTACTTTTTGCATTTTAGACAAGGAAAAATGCAATCTAATGAATTTAATATTAATAATCCATCAGCTAATCAAAAAATTGCTATTGAAGCAGAAAATATTAATAATTCAGATGTTTGGTTATATCAGCTTAATTCAGAAGGCGCGGCAGAAAAAATTTGGACACAAGTAAACAGTACAGAAGGCAACAACGCCATATATAATAGTCTTGTTAAAAATATTAAAGACTATTATGTAGTACAAACTCGTGCTAACGATCAAATTAGTTTAGTGTTTGCAGATGGAACATTTGGTAGCTTGCCTAATGGTACATTTAGAGTTTATTATAGAACAAGTGCTAACAGAGCAATGACTATAAATCCTACAGAACTAACAAACATTACTTTCTCACTACCATATACAAGTCGTTCAGGAAAAACAGAAACATTAACTGTTGGATTAGAACTTAAAGAAGCAGTAACAAATGCCTCTATGAGCGAGTCAACAGGAAGTATTAGATCTAATGCTCCGCAAACTTATTATACTCAAAATAGAATGATTACTGGAGAGGATTACAATATTGTTCCTTTGACTACTAACCAAGAAATTATTAAAGTCAAATCAACAAATAGAACTACAAGTGGTATCAGTAGATATTTTGATCTGAAAGATGCAACAGGAAAATATTCAAGTACAAATCTTTATGGCTCAGATGGTATACTTTATAGAGAACCATATGAAAGTAAAACATCATTTACGTTTTCAACACAAACAGATATTGAAGGTGCTATAGAAAATAAAATTTTACCTATTATACAAAATAGAGCTATTAGTAATTTTTACTTTGGTAATTATGCTAAAATTATTGTTAGTGATTTGAACGCAACATGGAAACAATCTACAAAAACAACAAACAGTAGCACTGGTTTATTAAACAACATTAGTGATGTTCCTTATCAAGTTGGAACATTTACTGGTGGTTCTTTAAAATATCTTGAAGCAGGAGCACTACTTAAATTTAAATCACCTGCAGGATTTTATTTTATTGGTAATGGAGAATTAACAAGTAATGCTTCAGCTAAAGGAGCAAGCACATACAAATGGGTAAAAGTAATTAGTGCCAAAGGTGCTGGAACTAGTGTTGATAGTGTTACAGGTGAAGGCCCAATAGTATTCAATGATATTCTACCTTCAAACAGTCTTCTTGAAGAAGTCAAACCAAAAATTGTCAAAGACATTACAGCTGATGTACGCTCACAGATTATTGACCAAGTGTTTGCATATAAAACTTTTGGTTTAAGGTATGACCAAGTAAATAGAATTTGGAGAGTAATCATTAACGAAAACCTTAACACAACAGATGTGTTTAGTAATGGTAAGACAGGCGATGTTACAAACAACCAGCTTGACTCTAGTTGGATTATACTATTTGAAACTAACGGAGAAAAATATACTGTCACTAATAGGGGACTTAGATATATTTTCGAAAGCGATAAAGAATTAAGTTTCTATTTTGATGGACAAAATAAAATTTACGATTCCCAGACAGGACAGTTAGTAAAAGATAAAGTTGCAATTATGAACTTTAATACTAAGCCTGATTCTTTAGAAGCATTTAATAATGATGTAAATTGGGAAATAGTAAAAGAATTTAGAAACGGTGACGGATATATTAACAGCAAAAAAGTAGAAGTAAGTTTCTTTGACTTAAATGATGACGGCAGTGTAGATGATCCAGATATTTTTGATGTAGTTGTTGATCCGTTAACAAATGCTAATACAAAATATATTTTCTTAAAGAAACAATCTTCCGATCAAGGATTTGCAAAATTTAATTATTACGATAAAGGTTCGGATATTAATATTGTAACTACTGAAACTGACATTGGCGCTTATAGTCAATATACAGATGGACAAGTTTTTTATATTATTGAAAATGATAACTTTAAAATATTAAGTAATAGTGTTCTTGTTGCATCATCTGATTACAAAGCATACGTTGGACGTTCAGACCTAAAATTCCAATACGTTCATAGTGCTGACGAAAGTAACAGAATAGATCCTAGTGCAAGTAATATCGTTGATATTTACATGCTTACAAGATCATATGACAATGCATTTAGAAAATATATTACAGGAGTTACAGATACTAAACCTTTACCTCCTAGCACAGACGAATTATTCCAAAATTACGGCGGACAAATAAATGAGTATAAATCAATCAGTGATGAAGTAATTTATCACTCTGTAGAATATAAGCCGTTATTCGGTACACATGCACAAGATAATTTACAAGCAACATTTAAGATTGTTCAAAATAGTGGCGAAGTTGTAAATGGCAATGAAATAAAAACTGATGTTATCAGTGCTATCAACAGATTCTTTGCATTACAGAATTGGGATTTTGGAGACACATTCCACTTCACAGAACTTGCGACTTATGTGATGAATGCAGTAGCACCTGATGTTGTTAATATTTTACTTGTGCCAAAACAGGTAGAGCAAGGATTTGGTAGTTTGTATGAAGTAAAAGCAGAAAACAACGAAATTTTTATTAATGATGCAACGGTAGATGATGTAGAAATAATTGACTCAGTAACAGCATCTAGAATTCAAGCATCAGGAAAAGTTATTACTAGTACAGGTACAACCAATACAGGTATTAGAAGTCAAGCATTAAGCTCGACTGCTACAACAAGCACAACGACTGGCACTAGCACAACTACAACTACAACTACAACAAGCACTTCTTATAGTTCAGGTAGCTCAGGTAGTTCAGGTAGTTCAGGCGGATCAGGCGGATCAGGTTCAAGCGGCGGAGGCGGTAGCTCCGGCGGCGGTGGAGGCTATGGTTACTAATGTCACAAGATGAAAGTCCAATCCCAACAAACGGGGATAATAAAAGAAAATCAGTAGATTTACTACCAAGGTACTTTAGAACTACAGCAAACAAAAAGTTTCTAAGTAGTACACTCGATCAGTTGATGCAACCTGGTGTCATTGAAAAAGTAGATGGATTTATTGGCAGAAGAAATTCAAAGGCATGGACAGCCGCAGATAATTATCTTCCAGATGTATCTCCTGATAGAGAAAATTATCAACTAGAACCTGTCGCTACAGTAACAGATGATTTAGGTAATACAACTTTCTATAGAGACTATAGAGATTATATAAATGCAAGCAAAATACGAAATGCGAATAACGAAGATCACAGCAAATATAGTTCACAAGAATATTACGCTTGGGATCCGCACATTGACTGGGATAAGTTTGTAAACTTTAGAGAATATTATTGGCTTCCATCAGGACCTGATAATGTTCCTGTGTATGGCTCGGCAAGAGACATTACAAGCACATTTGCAGTAAAGCGTCAAGACAACATTGATAACAATAGCTATATTTTTAGTGAAGAAAATAAAGTAAGTAATCCTACTTTAACACTTTATAGAGGACAAACTTACAATTTTGATATAGACACTATCGATATGCCGTTCAGTATTAGAACAAGTACTGAAATTGAAGATGATTCAAATCTTTATAACGAAGGAGTTAGTCAACAAAAAGTTGAACAAGGAACAATAACTTGGAAAATTGATCTAGAAGCACCCGAAACTTTATATTATACAAATGGAAATGATATAGAAACCTCAGGACTTATTATTATAAAAGACATAAGAGATGCAACTGAACTTGATGTAGGTACAGAAATAATTGGCAAAAAAACCTACACTATGCAAAATGGTTATGAATTGACTAACGGCATGAAAGTAAAGTTCTACGGAACAATTACACCTGCAAAATACGGTGAAGGTAATTGGTATGTAGAAGGTGTAGGAGAATCTATAAAACTTATATCAGAAGAAGACTTAGTTATTACTGCTGACTATCTTTCAGATGTTTCATCTGAATTTGATGGCCAAGGATTTAGTTCAATGCCTTTTGGTGATGCAACTTCTTTTGCCACCCTAAAAGACTATATTGTAATTAATAGAGCATCAAAAGATAGAAACCAATGGTCAAGATATAATAAATGGACACATAAAAGTGTTATCGAAAATGTAGCAAAGATAAACAATGTACCTGTTGTTTTAGATCAAACATACAGAGCAACAAGACCGATTATTGAATTTGAAGCTGGTTTAAAATTATTTAATTTTGGTACAGAAGCAAAAACAGCAGTAGATCTTGTTGATACTGTTACAACAGATGTGTTTAGTGATATTGAAGGACAAGTAGGTTACTTTGTTGACGGTGTTGAATTAGTTACAGGTATGCGTGTCCTGTTTACAGCAGATCCTGACAGCTTTGTTTCAGGAAAAATTTACGAAGTAAGTTTCATAAATCAAAATGGTAGAAATCAAATTGCTTTAAGAGA